CGAAGCGGCCGCTGCGGAGCAGTTCGTCGCGGCTGGCTTCGGCGATGGCGCGCTCGGCCTCGCTCTGCCAGTAGATGCCGCTGCGGTAGGCGGTGCCTTTGTCGCAGAACTGGCGGTCCTTGACCGTCGGATCGATGTGGCGCCAGAAGTAATCCACCAGTTGCCGGTAGCCGATCTTCTGCGGATCGTAGATCACGCGCACCGCTTCTGCGTGGCCGGTGCCGCCGGTGGCCACCTCGTAGTAGGTGGGGAAGGCCTTGCTGCCGCCGATGTAGCCCGACTCGGCCTCGATCACGCCGGGAAGCTTTTCGAAATCCTGTTCCATGCACCAGAAGCAGCCGCCGGCGAAGAACGCGGCAGCCATGCCGGGGGGCACGGGCCGCTCCTGGGCTTTTGAGGTGCAGCCCAGCATCAGCCCGGCTGCAAGCAGCCGGCAGGTCAGGGCTGGCCTCATGCGCGCAGCGGCGGCAGGGCGTCGTTCAGCACGCTCTGGGCCTCTTCGAGCATGGCGACATATTCGCCCTTGAGACGCTGGCTGGCGGTGACGTCGAGATAGGCCTCGTCGAGCGACAGCGGCTCGACCAGCGGTGTCGTCTCGAGCATGAGTTGGCGGACCTCGCGGCCGACGCCGACGAGCGGGTCCGCCGACCTGCCGCCGCCGCACCGCCCGCGAACGCGCCCGCCGCGCCCGCCGTCAGAACCGCCCCGGCGACGATGGCCGCCGTGATCGCCACGCGCTTGCCCGTCTTGTTGATCTCGTTCAGGTTCCCGGCGTTGTCGATCTTCATGCCGTCCGGAATCCGCACCCCGGACGCCTCGAGCGTTCGGCGCCACGCGTTCCGGTCCGCATCGGTCCACTCGCGCGTCTTGCCGTCCGGTTGCTGCAACCCGCGACCGTGGATGAACTGCTGATACAACTCCGAGCCGCGGATGCCCTGGTTGAACTGGTCCACCGACATGTCAGTGGCGTCGCGCCCCGGCACCTTCTGCCCCTGCGGGAGCGCCGTGCCGCCGTAGTACGTCGTCGCGCCCTGCACGTAGGGATTGCCGCCAAACGCCTCGAGCTCCGCGCCGGTCAACGGCTGCGCCGAGTAGTCGCGCGCCGGATCGTGCTGATAGCCAGGCCCGGCCGGCGCCGCATCCTGCGCCGCGTCCTGCGGGGCCTGCTGCGCCGTCTGGCCGGCAATGCCTGGATCGGTCCGCGTCTGCGCCTTGATCGCGTCGAGATTCGGCGCCCCCGGCGCCTGCGGCGGCTGGCCTTCGAGCTGCAACGCCCCGACGCCGTTGGCGGGCATCGGCTGCGTCCGCAGATCGCCCGGCCCCGGCGCCGGCATCGCCGCACCCGGCGGCGCCACCGCGCCCGGCTGGCCCTGCGGCCCCGGCGGCTGGCCCGGCGCCGTCCGCAATCCCTCGTACGGGTTGGCCGGGGCCTGCGGCGCCATCAGGTCGCCCAGCGTGCGCCCCTCGGTCGCCTGCCGCGCCTGCTCCTGCTGCGCCTGCTGCTCCTGCATTTGCTGGATGCGCTGCGCTTCGGCTTCCTGCTGCTGCCGGATCGCCTCCTGCTCCATCCGGAGGCGTTCCTGTTCGGCCTGGTAGTCGTAGCCGCCGCCGCTGTAGTCGTACGCCATCACGCCGCCCCCAACAGTTGCCGCACGTAGCGCGCCAGGTCCACGAACCACACCCGCCACGGCTGCGTCAGATAGCCGCGATCGTCGAGCACACGATCCCGCACGGGCGGATCAGGGAACGTCGCCATTACTGCAGCACCCCGACGTCCTGAAACGCCGCCGACAGCCGCAGCGGCACCGCCGCCGACGCCCGGAGGCGATACACGCGCCCCGTCGCCTGCCCCAGCCCCCACCACCGGCATTTCCGGCCGTACTCGCCCACCTTGCCCAGCGTCGCCACCCGCTCGACGCCGAACGTCCGCCCGTAGTCGTTCGACACGGTCAGCGCCAGCGTCGGATCGACGTCCGACGCGAGGCCCGTAGTCAGCCCCACGCCCGACTGCGCCAGCACTTCGAGCGAGTAGAACGCGACCGGCTTGTTCTCACTGCCGCCCGCGTAGAACTGCCGTTCACGCACGATCGGCAGCGTGTCGACGTCGGTATACACGTCGTCGCGCAGCTCGTAGACCGTCGCGGACTCGAGGTCCGCCGCCAGATGCTTGCCGAACGCGAAGCAGTGAAACGCGGGCCGCCACGGGCCGAACGCGCCGCCCTGGAACGTGCCCCGCTGATGCCACTGCTGCGTCAGAAAGTCGTACGCCCACGTCACCCGCGCGGTCGGGAACGTGAGCAAGTAGAACGCGTGGCCCTCATGCTCGTACGTCTGACCGAACGCGTCGGACACCGTCGCATACCCGGCGATCGCATGTTCGAGCGCATGATGGGAGATGCGCCGCGCCTGAAACCCTTGCGCCGCCATCACCGCGTAGCCGCCATTCGCGTTCGTCGACAGCCACACCTTATGCTTTCCGGCTTGTGCGAGCGAAAACGGCGCCGCGATCCCTTCTTCCAGCAACCCGGACCGATCGGGCGCGAACGGCAGCACCGCGCCGCCCGCGTTCGACCAGGATTCGCCCGTTTTCGAGCCGATCAAGCTGATGTACCCGTACGGGTCCACCAGCATCGCCGTCCACAGGTCCGATTGGATCGACCGCTGCGCAAACTGCGTCGGGTCCCACGTCAACAGGTCGAACAGCGCCGAGAAGCGCACCACGCCGGAGTCGAACAGCGCCACGCCGTAGCCGTCCGAGACGCCCGCCTGCACGACGCCGACCGACAGCACCAGCGTCAGCGTATTGGCCGTCAGGTCGTAGCAGTAGGCCGAGCCGCCGGACGTGATCAACACCTGATTCCCGGCGTCGCCGTTGGTCGAGAACGTCACCGGACGACCGTCGTTCGCCATCGTGCTGCGCAGCGTGGCGACGCCGTCCACCGTAACCTCGAATAGGGAATCCCCGAACACCACGAAGCACCGGCCATCGCCGGCCCACGCGCCCCGCGCGCCGCTCACGCTCGCCGTCGCAAACGCGCGACAGCCCGGCGTCGGCAGCAGTTCCGCCGTCACCGCGCCGCCGGGCGTCTCCACCGCAGACGGGAACAGGTTGACCAGGGTTTCCACGGCGCTGACCGGGTTGGCCCCGGAGTACCAGCCGCCCACGAACCCCGCAATCGGCGCCATTAGTAGCCCATCAGCGAATATGGGCCGAGCTCGGACCGGAACGATCCGCGTCCGCCCCCGCCCAACCCGTCATCGGTCGTAATCTCCATCGTGGGCAGGTTCTTGGCGAACGCCACCCCGCGCGCCTTGCGCGCCTCGTCCGCCAGGCCCGGCGTCGCCTTCGACGCGAAGATCGGCAACGCGATCAGCCGCTCCTTGAGCGTCAGATCGAGCGCGTCACGATAGGCCGGCGGCACCGACAGCACCGTGGACGCCTCGACTTGCGCCAGCGGCACCGCGTACCACAGCTGCACCTTCATGGCCGACGAACCCGGCTCTGGAAACAGGTACAGCGACCCGTTCGGCCACGTCGGTTCGTAGTAGAAGTCGGTCGGGTAGTCGGATTGCGTGCCCGGCGCCCGCTCGGACTGCCACCAGGCCGCGTTCCGACGCATCAGCGGCAGATACGTCTCGCCGTTGTCAGACGTGACGCGCACGCCCAGCACTTCGGCCGGCCGCACCGTCGATACCGCCCACGTTGGACTGTCGCCAGACACGCCCACCGTATGCGGGTTCAGGCCGGCCGTCAGCGCCAACAGCGCCGAATGCGTCTCCGCATACAGCGCGCCGTGTTCGGCGTTCCAGCGATCGAGCACCCGATTGACGATCGACAGCGCCAGATCGGACAGCGCCGATTCCGGCGTCGCCGTCAGATCGACGATCCCCAGGTCGCGCAGCGCCGACGTGATGAGGTCCCCGATCGTCATCGGGAACTAGCCCTCGGACTTCTTCGGCCGTCCGGGCTTCTTCTTCGTCTCGGCCGCAGCCGGCGCCTCGCCCCCGTCGTCGGGGTTGGCCGCGACGCCATAATCGGGCAGTTCGCACGGCAGCGGCCGCACGGCGTAGCCGGCCAGCTCGAGCGCCGCCCGTTCGTCGTCACTGTGCGCGCGGGCTTCTTCGGCGTCCGGCCCGTCGCCCTTGAACATCACGCGCGGGTAGACGATCACCGGGTTGGCCGCCGCTTCGATGGCCCGAATCGACGGCAGCGGCTTGGCCTGCCAGCCCAGCGCCTCCGCGGCGGCCAGCTCGTCCGCGGTGTTGACGCGCTGCTGGTCGATCTCACGGCCGGACGCGTCGAACTTGAAGACGATCTGCGGGAAATGGGAAATCTGCATCGGGTGTCCCTGGAAAGGAGACACGCGCAGGCCCGGCCGCCCCCGCGGCCAGGCCCACGCGCGCCGGGATCTACAAGGGGTAAAGGTAGAACGTCACCACGACGCCGGCCAGCTCGCCGGGCGTGTCGTCGGTGAAGTCGAGCCCGAGCCGATCACCGGCACTCAGGATCAACAGGGACTCCGTCGCCGTCAGCGTCGCCGTCACGACGGTTTCGGCCGCCGTGGTCGCCGCGACGCAGTTGATCGCCGTCGCCAGGGCATCGCCGGACGCCGGAGCCTCCGTGCTCTGCTGGCGCCGCGGGATCAGCGTCACCGTGCCGCCGGCTTCCGCCGTTTTCGCCACGTAGTTGATCTTGTAGACGAGGTACTGTCGATTCGCCGTGAAGCACGACTGGTCGACCGAGCCCGTCGCCAGCGGCCCCGTCTGACAGACGACCGGCACCAGCTTGCGCAGGTCCACCCACTTCTCGACCGTGGACGAACACTCGTAGATGGCGCCCGAGGTGACGTCGATCACCGGACTGTACGGGTCCTGCGTCGTCGTGCAGGCGCCCGACCGCGGCCCCGTCACGAAGGCCGGCGCCGGCCCGACGTAGACCAGCACGCCGGCCGCGTGCGCCGTGGCCGCGCCGCGCCGGATGACCGGCACGCGCGTGCCCGACGAGTACGTGGCCGCGACGGTCATGTACTCGTTGTCGACGTAGATGCCGCCGCCGGCCGTCACGCCCGTGGCCGAGGCCAGGACGATCGACGTCTGGCTGGCCGTCATCGCCTGCGAAACCGTGGTTTCCGACAGCGCGGTCTGCGCGTAGCTGGCCGGCACGAGGCCGAACAGCGACAGCGCGAGGATCAGAGCGAAGAAACGCGTACGCATGATGGTCGATGTCTCCTTGTGTTCGCGTCTACTTGCAGAGGATGCGCATGGAGGCGAACTCGCAGTGCAGCCGGCCGAAGCCCAACAGCACGTCGAAGCGGTTGCCCCAGCTCCGGGTCCGGCCGTCGAAGAACCGGATGAACGCGACCGAGATGCCCGTCTCCGGGTCGGTGGCGATCGACTGGATTTCCTCGTTCTTCGGCATCGGAAGCGGCAGCGAGATGGCCGCAAACGCGTCCTTGGTGAACGCGAGGCCCTGCTTCCCCGTCTTGCCGTTCGGGCTGGCCGTGCCAGGGCAGAGCACCAGGCCACCCGACGCCGCGGGCTGCGCGTCGATGTTCTGGTAGTTGCCCGTGTAGTACAGCTTCTCCTTGATCGGCACGGTTGCCGTGGAGCCGCTGGCCGTCACGTCCGCCGCGACCGTCACGGACATCGTGTTGTCCGACTCGGTCCGCTCGCGCGTCACCGGGTTCACGCGGTAGATGCCGGTGAGGCCGACCGGGTCGCCCTCCTTGAAGGTGTCGCCGCTCGTGCAGCTCACCGCGAGCTCTGACCCTCCGTTCGCCACCGCCGACGCCAGCGTGACCGCGCCGGCCCAGGTGCCGTTCGTGTGGTTCTTGAGCGACATGGATTCGTACCACTCGAATCCGTCCGCCTTGCCGAGGATGCCCTCCTTGTAGAGCTTCTTGATTTCCTCGGTCGGGCCGAAGCGCGCCAGGTTGCCATCGGTGCCGCCCTTGATGGCGCGCGACACGGCCGGCGGGATGAACAGGAACTTCTCGGCGTCGATGCTCGAGAGCTCCATGAAGCGCTGGCGGGCCGCGGCCGACGTCGCATCGAACGTGGTCGGGTTGGTGCCCAGCACGCCAGTGATGTTGCCGGTGTTCTTGTACGCGAACTCGGCCGCGCGCTTGTCGGCTTCCGCCGCGAGGTACTTGGCGGCCTTGTCGAGGTACTCCTTCTTGACCTTTTCCTCGCCGCGCTCCATGTTCAGGAGCTTGTCGATCGTGTCGTAGTCGAAGTCGATGCCGAACGGCTGGTCGACGACGATCTCGGTTTCGATGCGCTCGATGTTGCCGCCGACGTACTCCATGCCGTTGCGGACGATCGGGCGCCAGGGGTACTTCACGCGGATGCGCTCGCCCACCGCGAAGTCCTTTTTGAACTCCGCTTCGTGCGAATGGTTCATCGCGGAGAAGACCTCGCAGCGATGCATGAACAGGCGCAGCGTCTCGGCTGCGACCCAATCGACTTTCGAGAATCGGTTGGCCATTTCCTCTACCGGCCGCGGAACTTCGCCAGGTCGGCGGCATCAGCCGCGGCCCGGTAGCCCGCGTAATCCCCTTTTGCCAGCGCCGCACTGGCCGGATCGGCTGTGCTCGAGCGCCGACCGAGCGCCGTGGGCGGCTCAGGGGCTGACGTGACAGGCTTTGGCGCAGGCGTGGACGCCTTTGCCGTGGAACCGTCCGAGAGGAACCGCGCTTCGATGCGCCCGAAGGCGCGCAACATGGCCGCGGGCGTCGGCGCCGCGAGCATGTTCGACCAGTCCTGCTGACCCGCTGGCGTGCTGAAATGCACCAGCAGTTCCGGCGCCGCCTCCGACTCCACGACGTTCTGTAGCAGCACGTTCGCGGGGCGAAGCGGTTCGTTCGGCAACAGGGCAGACGATGGGACGATGGACATCAGCCCCGGATCGATCTTGTTCTCGATCTCCGGATCGGCCTTGCGCGCCTCGTCGACGCGCGCCCGGAATTTCCCGTACGTCTGTTCGGTCTCGGCCATCCGTCGTTCAGACTCGGCGTTGAGCGAACGCTTTCGCTCCAACGCTTCGTAGTGACGGTCCGCGGCGAACACGCCCATCGCTGCGACGAACTTTCGGTAATCGTCGAAGTCTTCTTCCTTCGGGGCGTCAGGATGCGCGAGATAGCGCTCCCATTCAGCGGCGGTCGGCGGCTTCTGTGCAGGTTGCGAACCCTGCGGCGTCGCATTTCCAGAAGGACCAAGCGCGGCCAGTTCCTCGCGGAGGGCCTTGCGCAGCCGGATCGACTCCTGCAGCTTCGCCACGTCCTCGTCGACCTGCTTGCGTCGAGTCTCGAGGTTGCGCGAGGGCTTCGGAGTTGTGCCGGCCGCATCGGTTGCGGGGTCGGTCGTGGACGGGGCCGCCGTAGCGGCCTCAGAGTCAGCGCGTGCCGACTCCGCGGGAGACGACGAATCCCGTTCCGTACGCGTCGTCGGTTCGCCGCGGAACGACGCCAGATCGCGGGCGTCGGCCTCCGTGGCATACGTGGAATAGGCCGGGGCGTTCGGTGAGTCCGCCGAAGAAGCACCAGAGCCGGGCGTAGGTTCCATCGCCCGCTAGTGTGCGCGCCACATTTTCGGCGCGCAACAATTTTGCCTCTTGCTCGCCGTAGGTTCTACGGCAGGACGAAGAACCGCTCCGAAGATGCTGCGCTAGGCCGAAGGCTTCCGGCCGAGCATGAGCGCCGTATTTGCCGCCTGGTTGGCCCGGACCGCGTCCCGCTCGGCCTTCGCCGCGTTCGCGCCGGCCATCGCCATCTCGTGCGCCTGCTCGTCCTCGCGCGTGTCGATGTCGGCCGCCACCGTCGCCGCCTGCTGCTGCAGCTTCTGCTGCCCCTGCAGTTCGGCCAAGGCGATCCGGATGTCGCCGTCAAGCTGCTTGAGCTTCAACGCGCCTTCCGTCTTGATCTGCTCGGTCTCGATGATGCGCAAGAGCTGCTGGACCTGCTGCTGCATCTGCTGCAGTTGCATCTGCATCTGCTGCGCCTGCGGGTTGGGCTTCTGGCCGTTCTCGAGCGCCAGGATCGGCGGAGGCAGCATCGCATGCGCCCGCTCGGCCATCTTGTCGCCCAGGGGCCCGAGCTGCTTCAGCTTGAAGATCAGGTCGGCATACAAGGCGAACTGGTCCGGCCGCGCCGTCACGAAGTTGTCCGCGAACTCAGACGCCTTTTCCTGCTCGGTCGCGTAGCTCGGTCCCGTCGACACCGTCACCGTCAGCTTGGCGCCCTTCTTGAGAAGAATGGGCTTCCCGCCCAAGTCGGCCGGCGCCGGCACCTCCGGATCGTTGATCCGCACCTTGATCGGCTCGTTGTCCTTGCCCCGGACGTGCAGGTTCCGCGGCGTGTCGTAGTAGTACGGAATCCGGTCCACCAGCACATCACCGACGTGTCGGATCGCGTGCTCGTAGTGGTCGACGAAGTGATACGCGCCCTTGCTCGCGCTCGAGGCGATCTCACGCAGCGCCACGCCTGACTTCTGGTTCAACCGCTGCGCCTCGGTCGGCAGGAACCCCGTACCCATCGACGACTGAATGGACCGCCGCGTCGACTCGGCCAGCATCTCAAACGCTTGGATCGGCGGATCATACGGGTTGCGCGTCGGGTACGGCACCGGACCCCAGGCCGGATTCCACTTGTCGAACGTGGGTTCAATCGCAATGCCGCCGACCGGCTTCCGGTTCGCGTTCGCCAGCTTCGCCGCGTTGTTCTTGTCGAGCGCCCCCGCGTAGTAGAACCAGGGGAACTTCGGCGTCATCGCCGCCAGCTCCGCCTCGGTCGTCTTGCTGTAGTTGTGGACCTGTTGCGGATCGTGCGCCTTGCGGATCAGCGACATCAGGTACCGCGTGTCGCCTTCCCACAGGATTTTCCCCGTGCAACCCACGATCGGCAGGTAGATGCCGGGCTGTTCGCTCGGTTCCTCAAGGTACTCGACGCCGTTCGTGATCGCGTGCGTGATCTTCGGCACGTCGACCCAGCGTTCGGCAAGAGCCGCCTTCAGGACCTCGCGCCGCTCGCCCTTCGGGATGGTATCCACCCACACGCCCACCGGCTCAGGGTTCGTCGGGTCCGGGTTGGGCATCAGCGCCAGGCGCCGCCGGGTCGTCTCCTTCTGCCACCGCTCGCGCACCCACACGGCTTTGTCGGTCGCCCAGCGCACGCCGGCTTCCTTGATGACGTCGCTTGGCGTCAGTTCGGAGTCCGGCCAGCGCCGCTTGTACTCGGCGTGCGTCACCCGCTCGTCGATCCAGAAGCGCTCCGCATCCGCGAAGTTCGGCAACGTGAAGTAACCCGGCGTCACCAGATCAGGGTTGTGAACCGGCACGATGCGCAGCTCTTGATCGAACGCCTCCGCGCCGATCGGCTGGCCCTCGTCGAACCGATCCCGCGCGTAGACCGCGCGAATCTGCAAGAACCCATACCCGCCGCTGGCCGCGTCCTCGAACATGCGCGTGTAGGACAACTGCGCATTCGACTTCGTCTCGATTTCCCGGATGAGCGCTTGCACGAAGCGCGATTCCGAGTCGTCCGCATCCTCCGGCCCAGGCGAGACGGACACGCCCCGGTCCTGCTCGCGGGCGTCGTTCACCAACTGATTGACGTGCTGACTGAGCTCGTCGAACGACAGGCACGGCCGGCCCTCGGACTGTCGCGCCTCGCGCTCTTTCTCGTCCCAGGTCGAATCAGGCCCCAGGGCCTTCATGTCCTTTTCGCGGGCGTTCCGATGCTGCGACCACTCGTCGTCGTCCGCCGTGAACGCGTCGCGCAGTTCCTTGATGTCGTCCATGTGCGGCTCAGGCCGTGACGGGAGGCACGTAGCGCGCCCGAAGCGCGCGGGCGTCCGCGTGGAAGTGTGCGGGGATGCCCTCGAGCCAGCGCGCGAAGTCGTCCGCCGACAACTGGCCGAGATAGGCGACCATGTCCGACGTCCCGGCCTTGCGCTGCGCCACAGTCATCTCAGGCGCCTTGCCCCCACGAATCAGTCGGAAGTCACGCACGGCCATGCGCCCTCATGGTGCGCGCCTCGCCCGAACGCGCGCAACAATTTCACCGCTTACCCGTGCCGGTAGGTGTGCCCGACGTGCCACGCGCCGCAGTCGCGGCATTGGTAGACGTGCAGCCGCCCTTCCCACGTCCGGCCCTTCCCGCGTTCCTGCAGCCGACGAAGCGCCGCCTTCGCGCTCGACTGCCCCGGATAGCAGGCTTTCCCGCACGCGCCCCGGTGCCGCTCGCCCAACGCCTCGCCCGATGGCTCGTCCTCGTCTGGCGTCACGGCCACTCATCCGGCAGCACGGCACTGAGGATGCCGAATAACACCCCCAGGAACGCCGGCACGAAATGCGAGGAGTACGCCAGCTCGACGAAACACGCGCCCGACAGCCCGGCAAGAAACAAGTTCAACGCTCGCATCGACACAGCTCGGCCCTCCCAATCACGCCCACGGCCGCGGCGCCTCGTACCGCTCCGACACGTCCTCGGACTCCACCGGCCGCACCACCCGCGCGAACGTCAGCGCCAGCGCATCTCCGTCATCCGGCGACGACAGCCCGCGCTTCTTCATCGACTCTTTCGACTCAAGCAACAGCCGGTCCTTCTTGTCGTGCCCGTACCCCGGCCCGGTCAGGTCCGTTTCCAAGTCCGGCGACGCGTCGATCGCGCCCTTGTCGAGCCAATCCCGCATCGACGACCACATGAACGCGCGCATGTTCGCCATCTTTGGCGCGGGCGAATCCCCGCCGAACTGCACGTCGAACACGTTGCGATGGCCCATCTGGCGCAGACGGTCCGCCACCGGGCCGCCGATCGACCCGCCCGTGGCATCCACGAACAGGGCCGCGACCGTCAGCCCTTGCACCCGGCCCGACAGCACGCGATCGATCATCGCCACCACCGCCATCGAATCGCGCGACTGCTCGCCCGTCAGCCGGATCGGTGGAATGCTCCGAGCGTCGAGCCCGCGCCGGAAGCGCAGGACCGTCCGATCCTCGCCCCCGCGCGCCAGGTCGAGCCCGGCGACCAGCGGTTCATCCGGCAGGACGTAAACGCTACGCTTGGCCGCATCGTAGACGGCGCCGGCCGAGATGAACTGCGCGTCGGACGCCTTCGGCGCCAGGCCGCGCACGCGCACCCGGACAAAATCGCTATCCTCGCCGTAGTCTGCGATCCACTCCGCGATCTGCTTCTTGTTGGTCAGCTTCGAGTCGCGCGAGTCGATGCACCAGACCTTCCAGCGATGCTTGTCCGAGCCGAAGCACGCCCGGTAGAACGCGCCCGAATTGCGCGTCGGGTTCCCGAACAGGAACCACATCGGTTCTCCGTCCGTCATGCCGCCTTGCGCCACCTCGTAGATCACGTCGGCAATCGCGCTCGCCTCGTCGAAGTCATAGAAGGACGTGGAATTCGCCGCATGCTGGCCGGCGAACGCCTCCGAGTTTTCCTCCTTGCAGCTTTGCGGCGCGCAGAACCACGACTCGCGCATCCCCTTGAAGTAGACGCGCGCCGTATTCGCCTCGAACCAGGGCGCCGTCACCGACAGCTTGCGCCAGTAGAGGATCGCCGCCCATGTTTTCGTGTCGAGCTGCGTATTCGTGTTCGCCGTGATCGTGCCGCGGCAGTACGGCCGCGTGGACATGATCCAGTCCACCAGCCACGCTTGTAGCGTGCTCTTGCCGATGCCGTGACCGCTCGAGACGGCCGCCCGGATCGGCTCGACCGTCGTATGCCCGTCGAACGACCGGCGCCGCACTTCTTCCCCGAGCCAGGTCAGGAACTCGCGCTGCCAGATGTCCGGCCCGTCGAAGTCCTGCAGCGGGCCGGGTTCGCCCCACGGGTACGCCGCCAGCACGAAGCCCAGCGGATCGTCGTAGAACTGCGCGACGAAATCCGCGAGCTCGCCGTGGAGAGTGTCAGGCTTGGCCATCCATCCGCGCCTTGTGCTCGCCACACCACTGCCCAAGCCCGACGAGAGGGAACGACTTGTCAGCGGCGGGCGGGAAGCGCCGGCACTGATGACGAATGTCCGGTCTGTCG